GAGATCTGATCGTGACTGGAGTTCAGACGTGTGCTCTTCCGATCTTCCTTATCCTGGTGGAACAGGATTACGGGTATCTTGCCGATGATGTTCTCTTCCTTCTCGACAGTCCAGCCTGCAAGTCCTCTCGTGCATCTGTAAGTCATTTCCGGGGTGAATATGTCGAAATGGTATGTACTCTTCGTGCTGCTCTCCTTCGTGTAGTACCCCCATGCAAAAGCGACAAGGTTCTCGTAAAGGTCCCACATGGAGTACATTTCATCCCCCTTGCTTCGTGCGAGCACCCTCAACTGGCAGTCAGGCTTGTTTTCCTTGTTCCTGAATACCCTGAACAGAAGCGCGCTTTCAGTCTCAGCTCCGGCATAACGCTTGCACTGTCTTATCTTGCTGTTGAAGCGTGTGGACTTTATAAGGTCTGTGAATGCCTTGAACGCATTGTCGGTGCCTTCCGACAGGTTCTGCCATTTCACAGGTCTGCCGTATATGAATACAAGCGCAATCTCGTTTATGTACTGAGGGTAGCCGATAGGCAGCTTCCACCTCTTCACCTCGCCCTTGCGCTCTCCTTTGGCATTCGTGATAATCTTGTTTGGACGGCCCATGATGTTATGCGTCTCGGTATTGTATTCCCTGATTGCTTCCTGAGCCATTTCCTCACGTGTCGTGAACATGGACTTTACGCGCGATATGTCCTTTGCTTCAATAAGCTCTTCGAACTCCTGGTTCCTTCCAACTACCGAGTTCAAGTAGTTCGTGAAAATCTGAATAAATCCCATGATGTAATAAATTAAATTGAAAACATTGAATCTACGTTGTCCGGTATCTCTATGTCATCATCCATGAAGTAGTTGATTGCATATCCGAGAAGGTCCACATATTCGTCATGCACCTTGGTAGGGAAGCCGCAAACCTCGTCTATGAACTCCTCGTTCCATTCTCCATCGACAAGGAACACCCTTCCGCATTCGACCTTTGGAGCGACCGCATGAAGTCTCACGTCCTTTGCATCGGTCGGTGTCGGGGTGTACGTTACATTCAGCTTTGTTGAATCCTCCAACTGCTGAACGACACTCTTTCCGTTCGCCTTAGGCTCTACACGCAGCGTGCTGGCATTGTCGTCATATCCGTTGGCATACATATACTCCGGAAGGAAGCGGAGAAGGTCAGGGAATGACTTCCACACCTTCTTGGCATTGACGATGTAGATGCTGTTCTTTATCTTGCATGCAGCGATGATACCAGAAGGGTCATTGTCGGTTTTCTTCTTCTTCTCGTCATAGGCTGTATCGAGGAAGAAGTGGATAGGCTCCCTGAAGCGCATTGCATAGAAGTCAGAGTATGATATCCGTCTGAACCACGCTTCCTTGATGATGTTACCGCCTGCTGCAGAAGGTGACTGTCCGTACTGCCCTGCATATCCTCGTGAACCGAGGTCCACCTTCGCTTCATTCAGTGCGGATCTGTTCAGTCTCACAGGGTCGAGCAGACCGTCCACATAGAACCTGCGGAGCTATGCTGGCTTCACGTTGTCGCAGTCCTCTGCCGGAAGGCATATATGACGGATGCTTTCTCCTTTCTTCTTCAGCATATACCCGGTTACATCTTCCTCATGAAGTCTCTGCATGATGGTTACCACCGGGGTGTTCGCCTTGTCCACCTTACGTGAGGACAGCGTCTTGGTATGCTCGTTCGCCTGAACTCTCAAAGGTTCTGACTCTGCCTGTTTCGGATTGACAGGGTCATCGTTGATGATGACGTGGGCATGGAAACCTGTAATGGTGGCGCCCGTTGATGTAGCATATCTGTAGCCAGTCTGGGTGTTCTCGTAGTTCTGCTTTCCTGACTTGTCCTTTCGGATGACAACTTCAGGGAAAAGCGTCCTGAACTTGTCGGACTGTATGATGTCCTTCGATTTCGTTGCATGCTCGATGGAAAGACCGCCGGAGTAGGAGTTTGTGATTATTCGGAGTGTCGGGTCTTGCGTCCACAGCCATACGGGCCACATGATTGTGACGATGGTTGATTTGGTCGTTCCCGGAGGAATGTTCACAATAAGGTCATACGGCTTCGGCTGTCTTGCCACGATTGAGACAGACAGCTTCTGCAGTTCATCGCACAGGAAGGGAATATGCCAGTTGTAGCGCGGCTCTTCCTTGATGATGACGTCCCAGAACGTCTTCACGAAGAAAAAGAAACTCTTCCTACACTCGTCAGCAACCACTCTCAGTGCAAGTGCCGTATAATCTATGTTCTGAACACTCATTCTTTCTTGTTTAGAAGGTCAATTCCGATTGATAATAATGCAGACCTCTGTTCTTCCGTAAGTTTGGAGAGGTCTATTTCCTTTGGCTTGAAAAGCTCTTCACCGTCCTTGCTCGTTATCTCCTTGCGTTCGGTATATCCTCTGTCCTTCATCTGAGTTTTGGCATAGAAGATTATCATGGTGGTGTCACCTTCCTTCATCTTCTTCAGGATAAGGCTTTCGCAGAAGTCCTTCTGCAGTTCCTTCACATCGTCCGCCTTCTCCTTGAACTCCGGGTCTTCATTGTAATACCGATAATAGGTCATTCGGGAAATATTGCAGGCTTTACACGCTGAAGAGACTATTCCGCTCGTCTGTGCAAGTGCTTCGAGAAGGTCTTTCTTCTCCTTTGCCACACGCTCGTCTATCTTCTGTGTATCACGCTCCATCATTTCTGCTTTTTGATAATTCCGTCTCTTATTTGCGTATCACGGTATATGTCACCGCAGATTATGCGGTACGACCGCTTCTTAGGGTCTCCAGCCACAAGTACCTGGTACATCTTCTGAAATGTCTTCTCCGATGTCGCTTCGCTTGTCTTGGCATAGAGTTTCTTCACGACTGTATATCCTGGATAGTCCTCCGGATTTTCGGCAGCCTTCTTCATCGTCTCCTTGAACAGCAGCGTGTAGTTCTTGTCCTTGTCGATGCCGAACTTCTGTTCCTGCTTGGATGATCTGAACATGTCAGTGTCCCAGTACAGCATCACGAGGTCAGCGTTCGGTTCTCTTGCAAGGATGCGTTCATATAGGTTAGGGTAGAACTCCAGCACCTTCGGAAGGCTCTTGATTGTGTCGATGGAGAAGAACTGCGATATTCTCAGCTTGTTCAGCGGAACTCCGACCTTATACAGGTAGATATAGGTCACGGGGATTTTAAGCCCGGCACGCTGCACGTACAGCCATATATCGCTGTCTTTCCAGTCATATATCGGATATACGAAGGTTGATTTCGTTATGACACTGATAGCCGCCCGCCTTTGCAGTGACTCTGCCATTCTGAGACCGACCATCTGCGGTATGTCCTTGAAGATTTTCTCTCCGAACACCTGATAGCTCATGCCCATGCGGAACTGCGTGTGGTTGCGGATGGCGAACTTCGGCATGTTCCTTACCCAGACACTTTCCTTTCCCGGCTCCCAGCAGATGAAGCTCTCGTCATTCTCCAGCTTGTTGCAGCAGTTGTAGTGCTTGATGGGGAGACAGAACCAGTAGAACTTCGCTCCAAGCGACATGAAACGGCTTCTCCATTCGAGGACGATTTCCTCAACATCGGGATAGATGGCTTCCTCGTCAAAGAAGATGACCATCAGACGGGAGAAGGATATACCGTACTTCTGCATCGTGCGGATGACTATGTCCGACATGCAGATACTGTCTTTTCCGCCGGAGAAGGAAAGGCATACGTTCTTATTGTTCTTGAAAGTCTCGTACACCCTTCTTTCTGCGGCTTCAACGACATTGCAGTTTAAGTCCTTTACGTACATACTATCCTCGTCTTAAAACTTGTGCGTTACTGAATTTCTGCGGACCTCTCTGTGTCATCATCTTCAGGAAGGTTTCACGGTCTATCTTTGACAGACGGAAAATCTCCTCCCGGCTCATTCCGATTTTCTTGCTTATCTCTTCAACGCTCAGACCTTCCTCCAGCAGTTTCTTTACGATGTTCTCCATCGGTTCGAGAAGGTGCGTTCCTCTCGCACGGTTGAAGGTTACGGTTCCTGCCATGTCATCGGATGCGCTGTCATGGGCTACGATGACGACAGGTATCTTGTTTCCGAGCATCGTTTTCAACGGTTCACGACCAGATACCATCCATCGGTGGAAACCGTCTATGATGGTGTAGTCAGGACGGATGACTATCGGAAAGCAGAAACCGTTGTTCAGGATGCTTTCCATGAGCAGCTTCAGGTTCTTTTCGAGAACCTTGTTCGGGTTGTAGTCATTTGGCTTTACGAGGTCACGGTCTATGAACTGAAGGTTCTTCAACGGTGCGAACAGGTCTTTATTCTTTGCTTCCATAACTCTGTTGTTTAGATTACTATTTCCTTACCGCAATGAGGGCAAATCATGGTTCTTGCTGGCTGCATGCCGCTTTCGATTTCGTTTCTCTCCTCGTCCTGTTCCTCCTGCTTCTCCTGCGGAATGTCGGCTACCTGCTTCTCGTTCGATTTTACCTCGATAGGCTTCGAGAAGTCCACTCCCATGTTGTCCTTCACTGTCTCGTTGATGATTGCATCGAGATAGTCAGTACCGAAGCCGATGATGTCAAGCTCTCCGACCTCACGGATGATGCTTTCAATCTTCGTGAAGTCCACATAGCTGAGAGATTGTATCTTGTTGTCCTCGATGACGATTTTGAGCTTCTGCTTTTCAGTCAGGCCGTGGAGTATCTTCACCTCACATTCGGTGCGTCCGAGGTGTTCCAGCGCCAGCTTCTTTCCGTGTCCGCAAAGGATATGAAGGTTCTCGTCAACGATAATCGGATAATACTGTCCGTAACGCTCGATGCTTTCCGCTATTGCCTTAATCTGTTCGATAGGGTGTACGTTCGGATTGTTTTCGTATGGAACCAGCTTTGCCAATTCCACGACCTTTATTTCATGTTTTACTGCCATAGTTCTATCTGTTTAAGTTATCAATGAATTGTTTTGCCGATGCTATATGTACGGCTGCATCCTTCACCATCTGAGGATTGATGTCCCAGAGCTCCTGCCATCCGTTCTGAACCGTGCCCACCCACTGTCTTGCAGGCCAGACACCTGTTCCCACTATCCAGCCGTTCTTCCATTGGTAGATGGGAGGTATCTCCCTGTTCAGGAAGTAGTGGATGACTGCAAGAACTTCCTCGTGCTTCCAGTGTGCGATGGGTGAGAACCTTGTCACACCTTTTGCATCGGTGTAGATGTTCTGCCCCTTGCCGCCTGTGTAGTTTCCGTCCTGCAACCTTCTGCCGAGGATAATCACGTCCAGCTTCTGCTGTTTGAAGTAGATGGCCTGTCCTCTGTGCTGGAGACAGTGAAACCACTGTGCGGCAAATTTGGACTGAACCGGGAACAGCATGTCAGGGTGCTTTGCCACCCATTCGATGTCCAGCTTTTCGTTGTCCACGATAGTGAGCCCCTTCGGAGCGTGCTCCCTGCACCATTCAACGAAGCCGGGGTATTCGATTTTTGAAGCGGTGCATAGAACGCACTTGTTTATCCCGGCCCTTTCGCAAACGACCTGAAGGGCGAGACTGTCCTTACCTCCGCTCCATGAATAGGCGACATTCTTTCCGGCTGTTTTCTCCCTGATGTCAGAAACGGCTGAAGCAACCAGCCTCTCCGCTTCATCACGTGAGACCAGTTGCTCTATGTTGTTCCATGCCTTGATGAAATCCTCGTTTCTCGATGTCTGTTTCTTACCTAACACCTGTTTCATAGCCTGTTGAATTGTAGTGCGCATCCGAGCTGAAAGCAGTCCAGACCTCCGTCATACTTGAACTGCAACCAGTTGAAGTCAGTAACCTTGAAGCGAAGGTTCGCAATGGGCCCCTTCTTGAACCGACACGAATAGCCAGCGTTTATGACTATCCATTTGTAGGCATAACCTCCGAGGAACTGCAATCTGTCCCCTGTGAGGAACTTTCTTCCGCAAAAGATGTTCTCCCATGTGCCGTCAATCATAAAGCCCATAGGGAGCTTGTATGTAGCTGACATCGTATGTCTGTAATCTTCTGCCCTGGTGTTGTATATGGACCTCGACAGGATATACAGCTTTTCCTTCACGTTGAAGTTCAGCCACACCTGCGGTACGAATGTCTCGCTGTTTATCTCGTACTGGACAACGGGAGTGATGTTGAACCATCGTGTGATGTCCTGTCTGTAGCCGATGAAGGGTGAAACGCTCGTGGATGATCCGTGAAGTGAGACTGTTGTCGGTACCCATATCCTGAAGCGTGTCGGTTGTGTGATACCGTCATATACCTGTGCGTTTGCTGTAAAGAAGATTGCGCTCAACGCAAATAAGATTGTGAATAATGCTTTTTTCATTGTTTCCGTTTTTTAGATTGTTGCTTTGTCTTTCATAACTCTTGCCATCACTCCCGAAGCTCCGATGGATAGGAGAGAGCCAGCCACTATCATGGGCACCCATCCGAAGAGGTTGCCGACAGCGAATACCGGGAGACCGATACAGATGCTTGCCATGATGCCGTAATACATGCCCCTTTCGCTCATGGTGTAGCCCTTGATGGCGAATATAGTCGGAAGCATTACCGAGCTTCTAAGCGTTCCGTAGAAGAGGAACAGGTAAGTGATGGTTATTCCTGGTATGTTTGCGATGGCTATTGCGAGGATGGCTACAATGACTATTGACAGTCTCGCTACTTTTACAGCATCACATTTCCAGCCTGTAGCCGCTTCGATACGTTGAACCACGTCATGCCCGGCTACGGATGATACAGCACACATGATGCTGTCCACGGTCGAGATAAGCCCCGAAAGGATAAGCAGGAAGAACAGATACAAGAACCATTTCGGAGTGAAGGCAATTACAGCCCCTACATTGACGAGCTGCGTGTCCTCGATATGTAACTGTGCCCCGGCTGCGAAAAAGCCGAATATGGACAAGGAAACGGGTACTATGGCGAATATGAAAGCTGCCGTTATCATTGTCCGTCTTACTTTGTCCTTCTCGACAGCGAATGTTCTCTGCCAGAACATCTGGTCTCCGAATGTGCCCGAAAGCAGTCCTATGGTTGTCGGAATACCGAATGACAGCATTACCATGATGCCGTTCGCATCGAACAAGTTCCTGAAGTCTCCGCTCAGACCTCCGAGACCGTTGAAGAAAGTGTCCGCCCCTGCGTTTGATGTCATGATAGGCAGACCGAGAAGAAGAACCAGCACTATGAAGCCCATCTTCACGAAGTCAGACATGATGTTTCCACGGATGCCGTGAGTGACCGAATACACAAGCGGTATCACTGCGAGCAGTACCGTTGTCCAAAAAAACGGAAGCCCCGATACCTTGTGGAATATCGTGGCACCTGCGAGAAGCTGGACTGCAAGCGAACAGCACTGCAGACCGAAACTCTCAATGAGATACATATTGTGAACCCTGTTGCTGTACTTCTCCCTAACGTAATCAGAGAACGTCCATCCATCAGGACGGAGCGTTCTCATCTTACTTGCAAAGAAAGAAAAGAGTAAAAGAGTAAGCACGTTCGGAACTACGAACCAAAAGACACCAGCGAAGCCCTGTGTATAGGCTTTCTCTGAAGCCGTGAACATCGAAGGAGCCCACACCCATGTGGCTGCCATCGAGAAAGCGGTTGCCAGCCATTTGGATGAATGACCAGCAACCAGGAACTCTTCTTTTGTCTGTTCCCTCTTCTTGAACGTGAACAGTAGAAGAGACATCGCAAGGAAGAAGCCGACAATCAGCATCATTCCTTCAATCTGAGTAAAATTTTCCATCGAACTATAAATTTTTATAATGTCACATTTGTTTGTCACTTGCAAATATACTTAAAGTGTGCTTAATAAGCACGTTGCGAGCCTTAAAAAAGGGTTACGACCTCAAATAAGCATTGATTTCCCTGATGAAGTCCTCGATGCTTCTCACAACCACATACCTGTTGCCGTGCTCTTCTGCGGTCTTCTGCCATTCCTTCTGAAGGGCTGTCTGTTTGCCCGTTTTCGTCTTGAACTCGATGCAGAGTGAAGCGTATCTTCCGCGTGGTATGAGCAGTATCATGTCAGCTACTCCGGCTACTACACCTTCACCCTTCATTATCTTTGCTTCAACCACGCTTCGGGCTCCACCGTTCGGCACTGCGAAAAGGAGCTTTGAATATTGGTTGTGCTGCAGGTCGAACCATGTCTTGCATGATGACTGCAATCTGCTTTCTAAGTGTCTTGGCATTTCTGTGTCCTCCTTCTTTTTTTTATCAGAACGGCAGATCGTCCTTGTCGTTGTTGTTACCGTACTGTGTTGCTGAAGGTGCAGCCTGCTGTGGTTGTGGTTGCTGTTGTCCCGGCTGCTGTGGCTTGCTGTCTAGCATTACCAGCGTGTCAGCGTGTACCTCCATGATGGAACGTGAAACTCCGTTCTTGTCATCATACTGTCTAGATCGGAAGAGCACACGTCTGAAC